CAACATCGCACTCCCAAACCCAAATGCGCGGGCTGGCTTCCGAATTACTTCAAGAGGAATTCGGTTACGGTAGTCAGTTTGCCACGAGGCAACGAAACCCATGGTTCTGCTTCCCACGCATATCGCTTCATCCACGGATGACGGTTCTCCTTCTCTTCATTGTACAGTTCATCGGGGGTCACAGGCGTCAATCCAGCGTCTCGCAAGCTGTGTGCGGGTAGAATAAACCGAAGCTGATCCTCCACCGTCATGACAGGCACAGGCGCATTCCACTCAAAGGTGGTAGGCCGATCATAACCATCCAACGTCTCCAACAACGGAGCTTCCGGATAGGGGTAATACCACTCCCAATCCAGAACCTCAGACGTCGTGAAATAATGATACGTCCATTCATACGTCTTCCAGAATGCGTAACACACTGGCTCCCAATCCAGAACGCCATCCATCAACTGACATCCAAAGCGCTGCTCCAACGCATGGCCGTCGGGCGATACAATCCTCCGCTCCGTCTCCTTGGCACGCTTGATCAGAACCTTCTTCTCATCCTTGTGGGCATCATTCCGAGACGCATAGTAGATACCACGAGCATATCCTTCCTCTCGCAGTGAAAAGATACCGAGATTGGGCATGAAGTCGTTGCCGAAACACATGATGCTCATCTGGATGTACAGGTTCTTCTCCAGCGGAAGCACCTTCTCCAACGCGTTGATGGACAACGTGGCGAACCCGGTGTCTTCCATCTCACGCAGCACCTGGATCTGTCCAAGGTGACTCTGGGCCAAAGAGATCAACACCAGATCCGCATCTAACCCGTAGATACAGATGTTCTTGCGCGCCGAGTCCGGCATGCCCCGAAGCCATGTAAAAATCTTGTGCTCTCCCTCACCCGGTTCCAACGTGTCCGAAACGACAATCTCAGGATACATGAATCGCAACGTATGGGCTAACTCCTTCATGAAAGGAGTGCCAGGAGAGATCTGGTGCTTGTCAAAGGCTGCTGCTTCTGCGATACGCATACGCCGATATCGCTGCTGAACGACCTTGGCATACGGAACCATACCGTCAAATGCCACGTACACCTTCTTAGCACGAACCGTTGTTGTGAGAAGTTCATTCAACGCCACAACGATACTGCCAATCGGATTCTCAGCATTCAAGTACTTATGGATGAAACAGTTGAAGTCAATTCCGAGGACATCCACTTCAAGTGGCGCATTCCCACACTTTTTCTGGATATGTTTGTGTGACCTAATTAGGGAAGCAACGTAGAATGGAATACCCATACTTAGTATACGCGCTCAGTCTCTAAGCAGTAGAAGATATACGACGCTGCGTATGGATTCGGATCCTCAATGTCATCTTCTTCCAACAGCTTCCGTTGCTTCTTGCGATACTTGTTGACGACATAGGAGATCCTCGCCCGTTCCTCCTTGGGCATTGCCTGCTTTATCTGCCGAATGCGTGCCTTCAAGACAGATTGCGTCGCGCGGATGTCTATGCTATCAAGTGCGGGCCGAGGATCCATGGTGATGCCATTTGGTCTTACAAAAGCGCTTCCGTTTTCCAACCCGTCCCTAAATCTCGCGACAATACAAATGGCCTTCTGGATACTACTGCTTGCGGCAGTCGTATTTTTCATGTATGTGTGGAACTCACGAGGCGAAGGACTCTCGCAGAAGCCCGGGTGTTCTACGTGCCCCCACAAGAAGAATGTTGGACTAGATTAAATGGCTGATGACGGAACGACCTATACCGGTCTTTTAAATGCGAATCCCACAGCAACCAAAAGCGCAGGTCGCACCAGGCGCCGGAAGTCCCGGAAGCCGAAGACTCGCCGTCGTCGCACTGGCAAGCGTGTTCAGAAGAAGTAGTATTGAGCAGATACAAATGAAATTCCCGAAGTGGGCTTTTTATGTCGTTGCTCTCGTCGTATTTTTTGCACTCACAACTATGGTTGCTGCTCCCGCCGCAATGGGGTGCCCTGGATCTCAGATCTACTGCCCGGGTGTCGGTTGTGTCTCGGGCCCTGATAAGTGTTTCGCCGGCAACCAGGGCGGTCCTTCTGCGGTATTCTCCAAGGAGGGATTTGAGGTGATGAAGCCGAAGTCCTGGGATATGGGCTTCTCCGGGCACGCTGCCCTCTTCTGGCCCGGCACGGGCAAGACGAGCATCCCACCCGAGTATGGCCGTGAGAAGTTTGTCAGCAAGTCGTGCCCAGGTGGATACCGGAGCGACGGTCCGTGCCTGATGGACTTTCCGGACATGTAATAATGAAGAACGTCGGCTTGAACCATATTCCGTCCGTTAAGGGCCAGCAGCTGAACCTTACGCTAAACCTTGTCTTCGTGGCGGTCTTCTATGTGTTCTTGGGAGCAGCCGTCTCTTATCTGTTTTTTCATATATTTCCATCCTATGATGAAACGTGGAAGAAGTCATCCTTCGCGTACCAACTTCTAGATGTTTCTGCCGAGGTTTCCGCCATTGTGGTCGTCGCCTTCTGGCTGACGTACTTTGTAAATATATGGATTCCCGTTCTTCATGTATCGCCGGGCCTAGAGCACTACGTGGAGTCGTTTGGCGGCCAGATGATCTTTATCTATGCGATGTTCATCTTCCTCGGAACATTGGATGACAAGCTTGTGTATGTTTTCAAACAATCGTTGTGGAAGTAAAAAAATCTATGCGTTAAAACAAAATGTGGGCATACTTCCTCCTCACCGCCGTTCTTTTCTACGTGCTCACGCCGGGTATCCTCATCTCTCTGCCCCCCAACCAGCCCTTCTGGGTGCAGGCGTTGACCCACGGTGTGGTCTTCGCCCTGGTGCACAAGTATGTCCAGCACGGCCTGCTGCGCCAGTAAAAATGGATTTATGACCGTCACCCGGATTGAATCCCCCAACAGATAATATGGAACTCCTACTTGAAGCATTAGCAGACATTGAGCGTCAGATGGACGACGCAACACTACCACACTCGGATCAGCAATTGCTGGACCTAGCATGGGAAGACATTTACAATCAAATTGAGGCGATGGAACGCGGAGAGGAGGATGACGATGAGACAATTGAAAGTGACTCGGACTCCATTCATACGCAACCGAAACGGTTCGAGACACCTCAGAACGGCTTGATTGATATTGGAAATGGTATGTATGTTACAACCGACGAACTTGATGCGCTCCACGAAATGGGGATACTGGACGATTCCGATGACGAGTTCTAATCTCAAAAGTGTATAATAGAATGCCGGTGATTGTGCTGGCCACAAGCGGCCGCGATGTACTGATCTCTCAGTCCGGCAAGTGGCTGACCGATGTGAAGAAAGATCCCAAGATTTTTCAACTACAGAAGATCCCTGGCACGGCCACAGGATTGGCTGCGGCAAAGCAAGAGGCACTTCGTCGCGCCGACAGCATAGGATCTGACACCAAATATACTCCGCTGGTATGGAAGACGAATCCCGATAGATGGTCCACTCGGTTTTTGACTCCGATGAATCCACCCGGATTTATCAAGGGAACGTTCCCCGACAGTGACTTCAAGGGCGAGACCGAGGCAGCCGCAGCGGTGCGTGAGTTCAAGGAGGAGACCGGATATGACATCCGTCGGTTTCCTTTACAGCCGACTACAGCAAGTGGTGTGTTTACCGTGGAGATCCCGGAATCCGAGAAGGCAGCCGTCATTGCTTCTTGGAAAGCCATGGGAAGGGAGGGAGAGATCTACGAGCTTCGGTGGGAGCCGATCGTTGATATTCGGAAGGACGTTGCCCTGTTAAACGCAGAGTCAAAGACCGCAGTTCAGTTCTTACCTGTTGTCGCGGGGAAGCGTAAGACTCGCCGTCGGAAGTCCAAGACCATCCGCATGAAGAGGGCAGCCTATTTGCGGGAACACCACCATCTCTTCAAAGTGTTAGCACATCCTACACGGCGAGCCCTGCTTTCTGAACTTCGTGAGCAAAAGAGGGAGTTGAAGGAGCGAGGACTTAAATGAAAACGGATTCAGTAGGGCCATGGAGACAGGACTTCCCCCCCAAAACACATGATCTAACCTCTGAATATAACTCAGAAACGCGATCACATTGCTATAAACCAACTGACAACCTAGCAACCTTGTCAAGATGTCCTTTCCTACTTTGTACTCTAAGTCCAAGTCAGGCAAGACTCAGGTCTGGAACATCCAGGTCACCGGCTCCACAATCCACATCTCCTACGGGTATGAGGGTGGTGCTGTCACGATCGCCGATAAGACGATCTCCGAGGGGAAGAACCTCGGAAAGAAGAACGCGACCACGCCTGAGCAGCAGGCGGTTGCTGAGGCCCGCTCTACGTGGGAGAAGAAGCAGAAGGGTGGGTACGCTGAGGTGCTCGCGGATGCTCAGGTCCCGGCTGTGGCGGACGCTACGTCACTCGCTGCGCATGTGGCCATCCTCCCGATGCTCGCCCACGACTACAACAAGCGTGGCAAGGACATCAAGTTCCCGTGCTGGGTTCAGGCCAAGCTGGACGGTGTCCGATGTATCTTCCGCGACGGTGTGCTGACGAGCCGCACGGGCAAGGTGTTCCCGAACATGGATCACATCACGAAACAGCTCAAGGGTTGCAAGCTCGTGCTGGATGGCGAGCTCTACTCGGACACGCTGAGCTTCCAGCAGTTCGTGGGCCTGGTCCGCAAGACCAAGCACAACGTTGCCGAGGTGGAGATGCTTAAGCAGGTGAACCTCTGGGTCTACGACTGCGTGAACGACGAGACCTTTGAGGACCGTCTGCTGACGCTCCAGAACTTCTTTGAGAAGAAGACGAAGCTGACGTTCGTCAAGCTGCTGCCGACTGGCGTGGCGAACAACGCGAGGGACCTCAAGAAGTGGCACGATCACCATGTGGCTGCCGGCAAGGAGGGCCTGATCATCCGCAACCTGGCTGGTCTCTACCAGCTGGCGGGTCGCTCAAAGGACCTCCAGAAGTACAAGGAGTTTGAGGACGCCGAGTACAAGGTGGTGAACTTCACGGACGGCGAGGGTTCGGAGGAGGGACTGGTCATCTGGGTCTGCGAGACGCCAGAGGGCAAGCAGTTCAACGTGCGCCCGCGTGGCACTCACGAGTCACGTGCGGAGATCTACAAGTCTGCGGACAAGTTCATCGGCCAGCAGCTGACGGTGCGCTTCCAGGAGCTGACGGACGAGGGTGTCCCACGCTTCCCGATCGGCATCGCCTTCCGCGATTACGAGTAAATACCAGAACGAACCAAAACATTTTTCAATTCAAAACGGAATCGTGAGGTCCTGTGACTACGACACTCCCCAAAAACACGATCACAATGGAACAACTTTACGTCCTTCAACTGGAGAAGGGTAAGTATTATGTCGGCAAGACTGCCGATGTTATGAAGCGATTTGAACAGCATAAGAGTGGCAGCGGTTCGGCGTGGACATCCAAATACAAGCCCGTGAAGATGCTAGAGTGTCGGGCTCTGAACGGTGATCATGACGAGAACAACGTCACGAAGGACTACATGAAGAAGTATGGTATTAACAACGTTCGTGGAGGATCGTATACACAGGTGGCCCTTCCGGCGGATGTAGAATCTGTGTTGCAGCGAGAGTTTCGTGGCAACGCAGACGTTTGTTACAAGTGCAATCTAGCTGGCCACTTTGCGAATCAGTGTCCGATTACGGTGGCTGTGGAACAGAAGGTACGACCGCTTCGTGAACTCGCTGATAGTTTTATCAAGCAATATGGTCGTCCAAAACTAAATGAAGAAGAGATTGAGTATGAATGTGCGGGGTGTGATCGCACGTTTACTACCGAATACGGTTGTCGCGTTCACCAGCGATCCTGTAAGCCAGCTCCACCTCCGGAAAAAAAGGGCAGCGGTACATGTTACCGGTGCGGGCGACCCGGACACTACTCGCCAGATTGTTATGCGTCAAAGCACGTGAAGGGATACGAGTTGGACTAAACACTCCGAATGCACGATGAAAACGGACGCAAGAAACATTAGAAGAAGCTATAAAATTTAGAGATGAAGTTCTCATATAGAACGAATGAACTCCCAATTCAAATAATCACAAATCTTTTTCCATATCTGATCGTGCGCAATCAGACGGTCTCGCGACTTCAACAGAGGGAAGTATACCTTATATTCGTCCAACTCCAACAACTCAAAGAACTTGTATAGGATGTACGAGTAGCTCAGAAAGTTCGTTCGGTCGTTCGGGCAGTAGAGCAGAAAAGGCGCCTGAATGTCCTGAAACATAGCCCGAATCTTCTCCTCAATCTCAGGAGTGATGGTGGGAGGTGGATTGCCATTGAGTCGAGAGAGGATGTGGGCCCGGTGCTCATAATACTTACTCCTGTTCAGCTTCTTTAAAATCTGTCGGATATCATCCTCCGACAAATCGGCAATGTTGTTGATGCGACGCTTGCGGATTTCTAGAATGACTTCATTCATGACATCCTCTGGAATAATGGTGCTCTCCTTGGCCTGGAACTGGTTGAGGATCTCGTTGAGATGATTGATCTTCTTATACGCATAGTTGTTGCGCTCCTTGGGAGGATCGCGGAAACTAGGAAAGTCGGATACAACCAACGAATACTCTTCCGACCCACATTTGGGACAGACCAGAATACCCTCGGATGAGATCTCTTCGCGAGCCACATTACACTGGACGCAATGCTCCGTCAACAACTGAATAACCTCGGGTCCATTGGACAACTTCATGCGCTGAACATACTCGTCAAACATCTGTTTGCGACTCGGTCCAGTATCCGTGGGCACACCACCATTGAAAAAGCGCATAAATGTATTGGTATCTTTGGGCTGAAGGGATGCCATTGTTGTGGAGGTATCCTGCTTGCGATAATAGTCGTCCAATAGATCCATGTTTTTGAGGTAGTATTCCTGGACAGGATGCGCATGCTCCAACTCCTCTGTGATTTCACGCACTCGGATCTGAAGCTGATTTGCCTTCACCACATCCGTAATCTCGTTCTTCAAGTGGAGAGCCTCAATCTCAATCTTCAAAGTCTCGCATTCGGTCCTCAATGTCTCCTGCATTGTCTTTGACTCCTTCAGAGTCTGAACGATACCTTGATGTAAAGAGTCCAACGTCCCCGTCGCGTTTGGCGTTGAGCTCGCCTCCCGGGATTTTCTCACTTTGAACACGTCCATTTATGAATTCCTTCACCTGGTCCATGAAGACTGTATTTTGAAGAATACAAGGTCTCTGACGTTTGGTCGCGGACACCAAAGCATCAAAGTCCATGTGAAAGTGTGCGCATGCGTATGCCAACGCAAGGGACGCCGACCGATTCATTCCAGCCTGACAGTGAACATACACAACGCCATCGCCCTCACGAAGGAATCTCTGCATAGCCTCCTCAAACTTGGGATACCAATCAAGAATGTTCACACCAGTTCGGCTATCAAGTGCCTCCAACACGACATATAGATGCGGAACGTATTGTCTCCACCAGACAGGCGAGTCGTCATCCATCGCACAGTTGATGACGTGTGTGATCCCGTATCGTTTCGCAAAGGCTACTGTGAGCATCGCGCCTGGGCCCACTAGAATACGAGGATGAAAGTACGCCGGTGGTTGCTTCATATAGTCTGGTTGAAGCAGACGCGTGATAAACGACATTCTATTAAAACGTATACTATTCTGAAATAGATTACGTTTTAGTATGGAATCATACTACCAGAGATGCTTAGTGGAGGTGCACAAGCGACCACACCCGAATAAGGAGACACAGGCTGAACGAGTGAGACAGTTGACATATTGGTTTCAGGAGGAACTAACCAAGAAAGCTAGCAAGGAAGCCATTGAGAAGATGCGCAATAACAACGGCAGCGCCGCCGAGAACGCCAGCGCCAGTCCAGCTGACAACACCGGAGCCGGTGTAGGCGTTGGGCACGTATTGAAGGAGGAGATTACGAGCTGGGGAGAGTGAGATAATCACGGCGGCCAAGAAGAAGGCGATATACATGGACAGCGACGACACCATCCATCGCATCGCAGGCAGACTGGGCTTGAAGGAGGGCGCCATTCCGCCGTGGTGGCTGTTGGACCCACTGGGCAGCGGCATCATCGGGGGAGCCGACTGAGGGCCCTGGGGGCTAGGCAGCAAAGCATCTAGCGGTGTTGAATCGTCCATTGTTTATTCATTAGACACGTTTTCGCAATTTGCGTCCTCCACGCGATACCGATAACATTTTCCATCTACCTTGACGATCTTGTCCATCGTATCCTTGAGCGGCATGCCCAGCGTGCGAACCGTGGAATAGTTGCGGTGAAACAAGATCACGGCGATACCCAAGCCGATGATGAACGAGAAAAAGGGCGCACCGTTTTTTATCGCTTCCAGGAGTCGGACCATTACTTCTTACTGAGACTTGCGAGTAGGTTGAGCGACGATGCGTCTTGGACACACGGAACCTCTACCGACGTGAATCGCACACACCCCGTGTCGGTGTGGTAGACGCTAGAGTCGTTCGGCTGGGGGATTTTGGCTTGTTTGCGCGTCGGAGGGATCGACACAGTAGATGCCAAGAGCCCGAACATGAGTCCAGCGGCTAACCAATGAAGTTCAATCATTATCACTGTGCCACATATTCTGCGACAAAGGCCTTGAAGCCGAAATAGACGAGAATGATGAAAAATCCAGAATATGGGACCGCGATTGATACGACAGTCAAACCGTACGCCATCGGTTGGAAGGATGCCTTTCCGGTGATCTCATACTGGCGCATAAAGATCGCATAGACAGCTGCGATACTAAACACATAGAGGAATGCCGCAAAAATGACAGCAGCGATTTCCCATGCACGCTTATACAACTCATCTACAGGTGGCAGCTCGAGCTTATTGTCGGGAGTGACTCCACCTTCCACATCTTTGAGCTGGAGCTTCTGGCCGTCAGGTGCTACGAGTTTCCTCACTTTTCCATTCTCAAGAATGTTGACTGTGAGTCGGCGACCCTTGATAACGTTTTTCGTCACCTCCTGAAGCTCCTTCTCTTTGAGCGTATCCTGCTGGAGTTGGAGCTTGGTGGCCTCAATACACTTCTGATCTGCTTCCCCGCCACAGGCCTTGACGGATTCATTCCGAATGTTGCGCTGATCTGTCACGGAGAGATCGGTCTTTGGCGCGGCCTCAAAGACGGGCAGCAGTTTCTCATCTGCGATCACATCTAGGGCGCCACCCGATATCTTACTAATCAGCGATTGAGTGATGTTGCGGAAGCTCTTTTCGTCTCCAAAATATGCGGAGACAATCTGGACCATTGTTATGATGCGAATACAAGATTGCCAAGGCCCGATACGATGCGGAGGAAGTTAATGGACTCCACATAGACACCCACATTGTAGGTGAACGTAAAGATCACATTGTCGTTCGTCTGTACAACGGTTGTGATGGTTCCTGGGGGATACAGCTTCTTGCCCGTTTTGGGGTCTGTCAGATTTACGTTCGCAGCCGGGATTATGACTGGGCGGAGACTGTAGAGCGAAGAAGTCAGAACACAAACCATTGTAGAGGTTGTGCCGCCACCATGTAGAACAGACTGTGGAAGCGGCTGTAGAAGCGTTAGCCGAAGAATGATCTTGTTAAACATGCTTCCGTTGACCGCTCCAGACGGCTGGTAGTTGTTGTGGTCCAGCGCAAAGGAGTACATGTACACACCGGGTAGTTCAGGTGTGATTCCTGTGAGATGACGATACATCTGCTGGAGCGAGAAAAAGGGCAGAGGCTTCGTCTGGATGCGCTCCTTTCCGTCAAAGAGAATGACACCATCAATCACCGAATCACGAGGATATGCGGACGATACCTGCTGCTGCCCCGAACTAAAGAGCGATGTATCCACGTCGGAGTTAATGGCCGACCAGGGTGCGCGCTTGGGATTGGCCCAGTTGGTATAGTTATCCCACTTGTTCAGCAGAATTTGATCACTGCGTTGGGTCAGAAACACAATGCGTGTCACCAGGTTGAACATGGGAATCTCCAGATCCGTGTTGCCGCCAAACTGACCATCCTTCATGACATACTTGACCGTCTTGACGAGGAACGTCTGATCTGCCTTGGCCAACTGGTTCATCTCCATCTCCGTCAGATACACGAAGTTACCCTCCACAAACGGATCAGGAAACCATGTCGTGAGCGTGGTGTTGCTCGGCAGACCAGTTGACAGAGGAGGCGACAAGAACAACTGCATAGGATAGTTGACCGGCCGAATGCGATTGCCAAACGTCAACGATGTAGGCTCCACATCAACTACGGTATACAGATCTGTGAGTGCCCTCATTGTCACGTTAATAAAGACCTCAGAATTCTGGAGAGAGACCAACGGCAACGCCATGCCAGGGTTCTCGCAAAACCAGAAATGAAGAGGGATCACCAGCTGACGAGACCGAATGCTCGGCTCTGGAGACAATGTGTTCGGCGATGTGCCTGGGAGAACCTTGGGTGTCAGCGCGTGAGGATACTGGTTGTTGCGATCGTATG